CCTAGAAGTAGTTATGCAGATGTGATAGACTTGGAAGAAAGGAAGAACCTTATAATAGCACAGGAGGGACTCCCAAGTGACTTTGAGCCATCAGCTACTCTTGTTTCTGCGATGGAAACTTACAGACAACTGACCACAACAACTTCTATGAAGCTACTTAATAGTATGAGGGTTGCTATTGATAAGATAGGAGCCTTCCTTGAGGAAGTTGACCTCTTTGCTGAGGATGATAAAGGAAGGCCAAAGTATAATGCTGATAGGGTTGCCTCTGTAGCTGATAAAGCCCCTCAGCTGGCTAAGAAACTTATTGAAACTGAGAAGATAGTGGCTGCTGAGATAGAGCAAGTGGGTAGAGCTAGAGGAGGAAATGAAACTAAAAAGCTGTTTGAAGATGGAGTTTAATGCTGATACTTTTAATAGGACTGTAAAGCTCTTTTCAGACTTTATGCAGAAAGAGGGCCCAATGCTAGGAGTCTTTCTTCTAAAGACTGACATTGAGACCTTGAAACCAGCAATCTTCAAGAAAATCACCCTCTCTCTTTTCTACCATTACAAGAGCTCTAACCTTAAGTGCCTAGAGATTGAAAAGGTAGAGAGAGTGGCCAATGGAGATTTTACTGAGGTTATAGATAAACTAAATGCGGAACTTCAATATGAGCTATATAAGTTTGTACAGAAGGATAAGCACCTAACAGTAAGTAGTGATGGAACTAAATGATAGGCAAACACCACTAGAAGCTCTAGAACTGGATAAATTGCCTCAGGAGATTAGTGACCAGTTCTATGACTTCTTCAACAATGTGCCATACATAAGAACCCTAGTATCCTCAGAAAGGAAGAGGGCAAAAGACCTACCTAGGGATGAGTGGGGGAGAATTATTGTAGATGTGACCCAGCCCCACATATTGGAAGATATGGACTATTTCAGGCCTACGGCTATCCACTATCAGAAGACTGGAAAATTCACTGACCTTAAGCCTAACGGAAACCCAAATAGTGAATACTATAAGTGGGTTAAGGAAGAGGTCAGAAGATGCTATGAAGGCTATGTGAGAGAGTCTGACGGAGAGTGGATAACTGGAGATTACTACTTCTTCTTGAACTATTGTCCTATCCTTCAGTCAAAAACTGATGCTGACAGAGCAAAAGAAGGTGATGAAGGCACAAGAAGGAGAGTCAAAAGAGGAGCTAAGAGAAGAGCTGACAGAATCTCTGACTTTCCTAAGGTTTGGGAAGGGCACTACTATAAATTCCATTATATAGAGCAGGCCAGAGAGTGTGGTAATCACGGAGCTGAGCTGGCCTCCAGAGGTAAAGGAAAGTCTTATAGTGCTGCCTCAATGCTTGCCAAGAGGTTTGAGCACGGAGAGTCAGCAGATGTAAAGACTGAGGTGCAGTGTGTAGTTACTGCCTATGAGAGAAAGTACCTTTCAGGAGCTAACCAAGTGCTTGATATGTTCAAGAAGTATATTGACTTTATGGCTATCAACACTGAGTGGCCCTCAAAGAAGCTTATCAACTCTACCCAGAACCTACAATGGAAGATGGGGTATAAAGACCTTGATACTGAGGCAGAAAGAGGAACTCTCAACTCAGTAATAGGCATTACATCTAAAGATGATGAGTCTAAACTGAGAGGTTCTAGAGGTGTCCTCTATCTAATAGAGGAGTTTGGTACTTTCCCAAGGCTTCTTGGACTGTACTCTACTATGAGGCCTTCTGTAGAGGATGGTGATGATGTCTTTGGAATGATATATATGTATGGTACTGCTGGAGATAAGAACTCTGACTTTGCAGCAGCACAGGAGATTATGTACAATCCCAAAGGATATAATATGTATCCTCTTGAGAATGTATATGACAAGGAAGGCCAAGGAAGAAAACTGTTTGTATATTTCTTCCCAGGATATATCAATAGAGCAGGCTGTTATGATGAGGATGGTAACTCAGATGTCACTAAGGCACTGCTTGAAATCCTTAAGGATAGATTTACTGTCAAATATAACTCTTCTGATGTAAATGCCATAACAAAGAGAATCTCTGAGATTCCTATTACCCCTCAAGAGGCTATTTTAAAGGCAAGAGGAAGTCTATTCCCTATTACCGAGCTAAATGATAGACTCAATCAGCTAGATAATAATAGTACTGAGTTTGATGATGTCTATGTGGGCAAGCTAGTGCCAGATGGTGACTATGTAAAGTTTGTACCTACTAATGATATTCCAATTAGAGAATATCCTTTGAAGGATAATAAGGATGTAGGAGCCATTGAAATCTTCAAGCTGCCAGAAGTTGATAGTAGTGGAAGGCCAACCAGCAATAGATATATTGTAGGCCACGACCCTGTTGATGATGATGAATCTAATACTATGTCCCTTACATCAACCTTTGTGTTTGACCTATTCACAGACCAGATAGTTGCAGAGTACACAGGAAGGCAACCAATGGCAGAGGATAACTATGAGATAGTTAGGAGGCTGTGTATATTTTACAATGCAAAGTGCTTGTATGAGAACAACAAGAAAGGTATATATGCCTACTTCAATAAGATGCACAGTCTATACTATCTGGCAGAAACTCCAGAGTACCTTAAGGACAAGGATATTATTAAGGAGATAGGTATAGGAAATAAGTCTAGAGGAGTAAATGCTACTGTGCCAGTGAATGCCTATGCCAACAGACTGATTAGAGAGTGGCTATTAAAGCCAGTTCCAAGCATCAAGGCACTTCCAACTACTAATGAGGATGGAGTAGAGGAGATTAAGAACTTTGAAGTTACAGAGTTTAATCTCTACAATGTTAGAAACAGGGCCTTCTTAAAGGAGTTAATCCAGTTTAACCCAGATGGAAACTTTGATAGAATCAGAGCTATGGGTATGGTGATGATTTATAGAGAACAATTCCTGATTATGTATGGTGGGGATGTTCAAGAGGGAAGAGCTGGACAAGATAATCAGGAGGATTTAAGCAATGACCCTCTATTCAGCAGTATCTTTGCTAAGAAAGGTATTCAGAGTGATTAAAAATAATTTTTATTTTAAAGAATAATTTGTTTATGTACTTGCATAAACAAATTATTTTTTATACTTTTGTACTCATTAGATTAAAGTAATTAAGTATGCAACTGGAAAACACTGAACTATATGGGAAATTCCCAAAACAGCAGTTACCATTCTCTCAAAAGGGGAAGAAATGGAGAGCACAATGTGTAAACTGGGGAGCTAATAAGAATGTTGTTAGTTCTAGCCCAGTAAGAAAGTGTGTTCAGCATAAGCAGATAAACTATGACCTTTTGAATGGTAAGCTACATATGGCTGACCTAAAGCTCATTGTAAATCCAGATGAGATTGAGGCAGCTTTTATTCCTGAGAATATTCAGCATTACCCTATTATGAACACTAAACTCCAAGTTCTTAAGGGAGAGGAGTCTAAGAGGGTGTTCGATTATAGAGTTGTAGTAACTAATCCCAATGCTATATCTGAAATAGAAAAAACTAAGAAACAGAGCCTACTCAAAGACCTTGAGCAGGCTATTGCTGATTCCTCTATATCAGAGGATGACTACAATAAAAAGGCCCAAGAGCTGGCTAACTACTATACCTATGAGTGGCAGGACCTTAGAGAGGTAAGAGCAAATGCTCTTCTAAGCCACTACTCAAAAGAGTATAATTTCCCATATATCTTCAACCAAGGATTTATGGATGCAATGGCAGTAGGTGAGGAGATATATCAGTGCAGTATTGTTCAGGGAGAGCCAACTCTAACTAAGCTTAATCCTAGAAAGGTAAGAGTATATCAGTCTGGCTTTAGCAATAGAATTGAAGATGCTGATATGATAGTTATTGAGGACTATTGGAGCCCTGGAAAGATTATAGAGACATACTTTGATGTTCTGGATGCGAAGGATATAAAATACCTTGAAAATATACAGCAGGATAAGTTGGGAGGAGGAACCGAAGAAAATGAAAACCCTCTAGATGGATATATCAGAACTGATAACCTTGATGATGTTACTATTTCTGACCTATTTCCAAGTGAGGATAGTACTTTAGTCAATATGCCTTACGACTTTAATGGCAACATTAGAGTAAGTCAGGTTTATTGGAAATCTAAGAGAAAGATTAAGAAAGTTAAGTCCTATGACCCAGAAACTGGTGAAGAGGTATTTAACCTTTATACAGAAGACTATATCTGTAACCCAGATATGGGTGAGGAGGAGAAGACCTATTGGATTAACCAAGCTTGGGAGGGAACAAAGATTGGAGACAAGATATTTGTCAATATGAGGCCTTGCCCTATTCAGTACAATAGACTATCAAATCCTTCTAGATGCCATTTTGGAATTATAGGCTCAATCTATAACCTTAATGATGACAAGCCTTTCTCTCTTGTAGACATTATGAAGCCATATAACTATCTCTACGATGTGATATATGACAGAATGAACAAGTTAATTGCAAGGAATCACGGAAAAATTATAAGGCTTGACCTATCAAAGGTTCCCGATAAGTGGGGAATAGAAAAGTGGCTTACCATACTTAAGACTGCTGGTATAGCAGTAGAAGACTCTTTTAAAGAAGGAAATAAGGGTGCTGCACTTGGAAAACTAGCAGGAGGTATGAATAATGCTTCTTCTGGAGTTATTGATGCAGAGCTTGGCAACTCTATTCAGCAACAAATAGGGCTTCTTGAGTTTGTAAGAAACGAAATGTCTGAAGTAGCTGGAATATCCAAGCAGAGAGAAGGACAGATTTCTTCAAGAGAAACTGTTGGAGGTGTTGAAAGAGCAACTCTACAATCTTCTCATATTACTGAGTGGCTATTTCTTACCCACGATGATATTAAGAAGAGGGTAATGGAGTGCTTTCTTGAGACTGCCAAAATTGCTTTGATGGGTAGGTCTAAGAAATTCCAATACATCCTCTCAGATATGTCACAGAGAATTATTGACATTG